GCAAAAAACAAAACTTCAGGTACCGGATCAGGCACTGCGGCGGGTACACTGACAGCAAACGCAGGAACAGTTTACACAATCACAAGTCAAAGAGAATTAACAGAAACTTTTGGCGATCCAAAATTTTACACCGACTCAAGCGGTTCACCTCGTGATGCATACGAGTTGAATGAATATGGTCTTCTAGCCGCTTACTCACTATTAGGTGTAGCAAACAAGGCATTCGTAACAAGAGCAGATGTTAATCTAGACGAACTAACAGGATCGGCTTCACCAGTTGTAGGTAGACCAACAAATGGCACTTACTGGTTAGATCTTGCAGACACAGTATGGGGAATTAAAGAGTGGAATTCTTCCACACAAACTTTCACAGTAAGAACACCAAAAGTTATCACAGATGTGTTTAACTTGGTTGGCGAAGTTTCAACAGGCGTTCCAAAAACTGCTTATGGTGTAAAAGGCGATTACGCAATCAACACTACAGCAACAAACAACAAATTGTACTACAAAAATGATAACAATGCTTGGGTCCAAGTTGGTTCAGGTGACAGCACAGCACAGTATGGTTCATGGAAAACTTCATGGCCAACAGTCGAAGGAACATCCGCAGGTGGAACAGTGACTGAAGGGCATGTGATAAACATTAACGGTTTCGACATTCCTATGACAGGTACATCCATTGATGATGTTGTTAGCGATATCAACGCAGGTGGTGATGCTTCTTCGGCAATTTCAGGCGTACTTGCGGCTAAGATAAACAACAAAATTGTATTATACGGAACAGACCTTGCAACAGGAAATGATTCGACTGCAAGTGGACAAATAAAAATTGCGAATACATCAGGTACTGCTTTAGCAGGCTTAGGTATTACTGCTGGCACTTATGATGTGCCAAGAGTACACATTGGTGGACACACTACTGATCCTGGATTCAAAACAGCAGACGATCACAGTGCTCCAACAGGAAGTATTTGGTTACAAACAACTGCTTCAAACAATGGTGCTAATGTAATTGTTAAAAAATATAATTCTACAACAGGAGCATTTACAACAATTTCTGCTCCAATGTATACAACACACGCACAAGCACTTTACAACGAAGACAAATCAGGAGCAGGACAAAACTTAACAACTGAAAATCTTTATGTACAAGTCAACGTAACAGAAAGAGACACAATTCTTTTTGGTGGTGACAGTACAACTGCAACTGACTCAACACTATTTGATGCAAATGCGGCACTTGGTTCATACACTGTGTTCAAAAGACAGGCAAGTGGTGCAACTTCAATCACTGGATTGAGTGCATTAGGATCAAGTCCTTTTACATCATCAAACACTTTTACAATTAGAGAAACTGTGAGAACAGGTGATCATCAAAATTCTACAAAATATGGAACATTTGATAACACTGTTACTGTAACACTAGGCGGCACAACAGCAGATGACTTTGTTGCGGCAGTGGCGGCGGCAGGCTTAAAGTATGTTTCTGCAAGTTATGATAGAACAGCAGATGTAATCACAATGACACACAGTGATGGTGGTGACTTTAGAATGAATGACACATCAGGTACACCTGTTGCTGATGCAGGATTTGGAAGTTCAAATGCTTCTACATATGGTTCTGCAATATCAACAGATGGCACCAAGGTTGCAAACCTTTACACAATACCAGGTGGCTCATTTGGTTCAGATGAAGTTATGGCATCCAACTGGGGTACTTTAGTATATGAAGCATCTACTACAGAGCCAACAGCAGATCCAAGTGATAACACTTACTGGTATCATACTTCAGTTGATGAAGTTGACATCATGATACATGATGGTAGTGCATTTAGAGGTTACAAAAACGTTACTTCAGATGCAAGAGGATTTAACTTATCAAACACTTCACCAAATGGTCCAATTGTTTCAGCAACAGAGCCAGAAGCGGCAGATGGACAATCAGATGGTACAGCACTGGTAAGTGGGGATATTTGGGTAAACACTTCAGACTTAGAAAATTATCCAAAACTTTACAGATATGATGATTCCAAAGTTGATGGAGAAAAATGGGTGTTGATAGACAACACAGACCAAGTATCAGAAGATGGCATATTATTTGCTGATGCAAGGTTCCATTTAGATTCAGACAGCAACGTAATCACAAAGGCGCCAGCAACAATCAAATCATTGTTAACAAGTGACAACCTAGACATAGACAAGCCAGATGCAAGTTTATATCCAAAAGGTATTTTATTGTTTAACACTAGACGATCAGGGTACGTGGTGAAACAATTTAGAAAAGATCACTTTTCAAGAACTAACTTTGCTAACACTTCAACTTATCCAACACTTCCAGCAGAGAAGGATGCTTGGGTAACTGTAAGTGGCAACAAGTCCAATGGTGCTCCATTTATGGGAAGGAAAGCACAAAGACAAATTGTTGTAAAGCAAATGCAGGCGGCAATCAGTTCTAACACACAATTACGTGAAGAACAACGCGAATTTAACGTATTAGCGGCACCAGGTTATATTGAATTGATAGATGAATTAGTAACACTTTCAGGTGATAGAGGCAACACTGCTTTTGTAGTTGGTGATACTCCTGCAAGATTAGAAAACACATCTACAGCAATTTCAAACTTTGCAACTAATGCCGCAGGATCAAGCACAAATGATGAAGATGGATTAGTAACAAGTGATTCATTTACAGCAGTTTACTATCCATGGGGTAGTTCAACTGACTTAGAAGGCAACAATGTATTTGTTCCACCAAGTCACATGATACTGAGAACATTGGCTGTGAATGATGATGTAGCATTTCCGTGGTTTGCACCAGCAGGTATTAGAAGAGGTGTTGTAGACAACGCAACTTCAGTAGGATTTATTAAATCATCAACTGGTGAAAAACAAACTATTGCAGTTTCTTCAGGTATAAGAGACACTTTACAATCAAACAGACTAAATCCAATTTCGTTCTTGACTGGATCAGGCTTGACTGTATTCGGACAAAAAACAAGACACAGTGGCACAAGTGCTTTAGATAGAGTGAATGTAGCAAGATTGGTAGTGTTCCTAAGAACACAATTAGATAAGTTGGCACAACCATTTATCTTTGAACCAAACGATGAACTTACAAGAAACGAAATCAAACAAGCAGTTGAATCATTCTTGTTAGAAGTACAAGGACAAAGAGGATTGTTTGACTTTGCAGTAGTATGTGATGAAACAAACAATACTCCGTCAAGAATTGACAGAAACGAATTGTATGTAGACATAGCGATTGAACCTGTGAAAGCAGTTGAGTTTATATTCATTCCAATTAGACTCAAAAACACTGGTGAAATTGATAAACTAGGTCTATAAAGGTTAGGAAAGGTATAAAAAAGTAGTATAAGAAAAATACTATAAATATTAAAAAGGAGAAGATATGTCAGTAGCAACTTTAAGTAAATTTACAGTACCTTTGGCAAGTGATCAATCAGCGTCAAACCAGGGGCTATTGATGCCAAAACTCCAATACAGATTTAGACTGATATTGGAAAATTTTGGAGTATCAACTCCTAGAACAGAACTCACTAAACAAGTGATCGATGTTACAAGACCAAGTCTAACTTTTGATGAAACAATTTTAGATGTTTACAACTCAAGAGTATATCTTGCAGGTAAACACACATGGGATCCACTTACAATCAACCTAAGAGATGATGTAAACAACTCTGTTACAAGATTGTGTGGAGAACAAATACAGAAACAATTTGATTTCTTTGAACAAAGTTCAGCATCCAGTGGTACTGATTACAAATTCACAGGCAGAATTGAAATGCTTGATGGTGGTAATGGTGCTAATGCTGTTACTGTATTGGAAACTTGGGAACTGTACGGTGCTTATGTACAGAACATCAACTACAATACAATGGCTTATGCAACTTCAGATCCTGCTACAATTACATTATCAGTAAGATATGACAATGCAATACAGGCTCCAAGAGGAACTGGTGTAGGCACAGCGGTAGCGAGAACTTTAGGTACGTTGGTTACTGGGGGTGGTTCTACTCAAGCAGTTTAATTGAGGAGGCTGAATGGCCCACTTCATCAACAACTTCTTACAGTTACTTGATCCTAATCAAATCCTTAAGGATTTTCAACATGCATCTAGACTGTACATTGATGGTCAGCATAGACTTGAACCAAAACGACCGTGGCTCTACTATGTTGTCATCAACAGGTTTGGTGGTGCTACAGGCTTTGGCGGTGCAAGTAACCAACTTGAACTTGGACAATTAGTAAAACAAGCAACATTACCTTCATACAACTTTAATGTTGAAACACAAAATCAATACAACAGAAAAACACAGAAGCAAACACAAATAACTTATGATCCTGTACAGATTGATTTTCATGATGACAATGCTGATGTTGTAATTGGCTTTTTCAATGACTACTACAAATATTATTTTAGAGATTCAAAATACAGTGGTGCACAATTTGATCCAATGTCAAGATACAAACAAGACTTCACAGCAAGTTGGGGATTAGATAATGGACAGTCTTTGCCATTTTTAAGAGATATACAACTGTTTACAATCAACAAAAGAAGGTTTACAAGTTATACATTGATACTGCCTACAATTACACAGTTCTCACATGACACAGTAGGACAACAAGAAGATGGAACACTAGGACATTCAATGACAGTGGCATATGAAGCAGTGCTGATCAAACAAGGCACAGTAGGTGGTGCTGGACCAACAGGCTTTACAACACTACACTATGACAACTCTCCATCACCTTTGACCATAGCAGGTGGAGGAGGTGCTTCAATATTTGGCAGAGGTGGTCTTGTACAAGGTGGCATCAGTGCATTCCA